ATCTATTATAATACAAACCAAAGATAGTGTCAACAGTTAATTCACTTTAATTGCAAGTTTTTTAGTCTTTTTTGCGCTTAATATTCATATCTTCGTCAAACCATCGATCAGAGAACTTGTGCTTCCTGGATTCATCCCGCTGGCGCTTCTTTTTCTCTTTACTTTTGCCGCGGCTGTCATCGTCAGAACCCCACTCATCGTCTTCATATCGTTCGCGAAACTTCTTGATTTTGTCGCCCATTTTAGTACCCTTATTACTCTACAATTAGATCTGGAAATGCTTCTTTAATAGTCGCCATAGATAACCCTTTGAAAGGCTTCTTAGTAATCATTTGGCAGAGAGTTTCTGCGTCATCATTATCTACGTCTTCTAACAAGCTGATAAACAGTTGTTCGCGTTTGATTTGATTCAAGTTGTCATACCCGCCGCCTTTAACAAAAATCTTTAGACGACGAGCTTCTGTATAAAGCAATGCTTTTGCTTCGTCTTCGTACTGATTCTTTTCCCACGGTGGTGGAGTATTTGGAATCAAAAACTCAATACTCTTATCATATGTATACTTTAGCACAACTCTAAGAGAAGGTGTGTCATTTGTTCTAAGAAAATCAACTTTATCAGCGGCCGATTTCTTAGAAGCTGCACCTGCGATAATTTCGGTAATAGAAATTCGTACTGCCATTTTAAAAGTCCTGTATATCTGTAATTAGATGCTTGAGTTTGTTCTTAACAAAATAGTTAAATAGTTGCCCACGACCTACAGTGTTTTCTACGTTATATTCTGCTTTGATTAGATCTTGGTATTTCTGAGGAATCTCTTTAAGATCAATCATCATTTTGTTACGATGGAATCTGCGTAGAGTTTCTTCATCCATAGCTTCAGGACCTTGCTTGTACAACGCTAGACGCTTTTGAGTCATTGCCTTTTGACGTTCGCCAATAGCTAAACAGTTATCTGGAGAAAGAATGTTTGGTACACCATCGCCTGTATCACCTTTTAGAATATGCTCTTGAAGATATAAATCTGCACGATCATCACGCAACCAACGCTTACGAATAGGATCATATTGGTCGATGTTTGCATATGTTTGTAATTGAATGAAGTCTTTGTCAGCTGAAAGAACAAGCATTTTTTCAGCACCCATATTTAGCTCAGTGCCTTCTTGGTGACAAATCGTACCAATAATATCATCAGCCTCACAACGATCAATATGAATTACCTTATAAGGAAAGAATTCACGCAGCTCATCACGAAGGTTGTTCATAATACCGAACAGTGCATTCCAATCTAAGCCTGATGTATCGCGAGATTTTTTACGATTAGCTTTATAATATGGATATGCTTCTTTGCGCCACGTATTTTTGCCATCAGCACAGATAATGATTTCGCCATATTCTGCTGAGAACTTTTTACGATTGGATCTAATTGAATTAAGGAACATATGACGGATGATATTCTCATCAGCCGCTACGTCAGTGTGATTGCCTATACTTGCAAAAAGCGAAGCTAGGATAACTTGGTTGTAATCTACTAAGATTGCCATGATTTAATTTCTCATTATTTGTTTAACCTACATGATCTATAATAAACCATGTAGGCTATAATGTCAACAGTTATTTTTAATCGATTGCGGATTGCCTAAGGAGTTTAGTCCATAGGTTAGAAAACGTATTAATGTCGTTGGGAACAAGGCCAAAGCGATCAGATCGAGTGAATCGGTTGATAAACGCAGGATCATTCTTCTGGTGTTCTAAGACACTTTTACTAATTGCGTAAGCTAGATTAGCATGCTTGGTTGGATTTTCATCGTAATCATACATGATTGTAGCACTAGCTGCTGTTTCTGGTAAAGCACCGTAGTTAGGGTGAATACATACAAGACCGCTTTTAATTGCTTCAATTAGTGCGATACAAGATGTTTCTTGCCAGATACTTGGATACAAAAAGATGTGCGCGTTATCTAAGGCTTTTAGTACTTCATCGTTTGATACTGATCCATGATAAGTCATCTTGGGATGATTATTGATCTGAGTAAACAAGTCTTTGTATGGTTCATCGCGCTGAGACCATCCATAGATAGCAAAAGATGAATACACATCAAGATGAATATTTGGATACTCTTTTGATAGCGCATCAAAGATTGGAACTAAAAGCTCTAGTCCACGATGTGGTGTTGTGTGATAGATGAATCGAACCGTTTCAGTATTCTTCTCTTCTGCTTCATAACGCTTTTCAATAGCATTTGGAATAACAGAACACATAGAATAAGGAATATCAAAGAGCGTAATATATGAATCACGCTGCCAAGCACTTACAAAAACAAAGTGATCAAATTTATCGTATCCACCATCTAACAAGATTTGGTTTTCAGGATCGTGCGCTAGGTCGTGGCAATACATGATATTTTTAACATCTGTGGGAATATCCCTTGGACGTGAAAAGTGAATTGCATATGGCTCTAGTAATTCTTTTGCAACGTTATCGATTAGACGCTTTCGCATCATTTCCGTACCGCCCATAGAATTTGTAGATAGTTCAGTCTCAACAACTGCCCCTTTATAAATCATGCTCATTTATTGCTCCGTTTGATAAGCTGTAACAGATTCCCAACGGAATGAACGCCAGCCTGCAGCTTTAACGTCATATACCGGAAGTACGTCTGGATTAGGTTTCTTTACTTTCTTTTCAACACCTTCTACATCTTCAGTTTCTGTAACTGCAGGCAGAAGATCACGCTTCAAGGTACAAGACATAACGCGCTCTTCGCCATTTACTTTAGTAAACGTAACTTGAACAACACCAGCTTGTAGTGCTTCTTTGACTTCTTGTTGATTAATCATCATATAACTCCTAGTTTCACGTTAATATTTATTTCTTCAAGAGCTGCATTGAACTCTGAAATGTTTGAGTTGTTGTGTATCCTATAAGTGTCTACATTAAACTTGTGAGGTAACACATACTTATTTTCTATTTCCGTATTGTATCCAAGCTCATAATTTTCTATTAGATTTCCATCAAAGTATCGACGTGAATCTGTAGAAAAATCATGGCCATCTCGAGTAAGCTGGACTAAAATGAAATTGTTGTTTCCAACTTTCTTAATCACCGGTATTAGTTCATCGATGAAGCCACCATCAGAAATACAGTAATCAACGTTTGGATCGATCTCAGCTGCAACTAATTTTCCGAAATGATCTAAACCGTGCCGAGGCTTGATTTTAGTTTCTGAGACGTAAATCATAGCTTCGCGGCAAGACATGTTTCCGAGATGATACGTAGGAACTTCTTTTAAACTACGATCTTCATAGCGTTCCATAAACCAGTCTGTGCAAACGTTAAAGTATTTAATTGTTTCTTTGAACAACTGGTACTTAAACGACAAGTGCTTAAATCCGTATTGCTTATAGTAATCAGCTGCGTGATCTTTACCAGATCCAGGTGGCCCATTAAATAGAATTATCATTATGATCCCATCTTATCGTTTACAATTGATTGTATTTCAGAGGAGAAAAGATTATTCCATTCATTAGAAGTGATTCCAGCTAAAACAAAATCACGATCTTGAGGAGTTAGATATGGCATTGCTTCATTGATTGAAATTTGCCCACCGTTATACAATTTCATATCCTCAGGATCTGCATGTATAGTTCTTGTACGGGTTTTACCAGTGATAACACTTTTACGAGCTATATTCATCATAATATTCTCCACGTTCCATTCAATTTATATTAACTATTATAATACAGAACTATGCGACTGTCAACAGTTAATTTTCACTTTCCATCATATTAATTTCCATGCCGATAAGACTCTTTGCATGGTTTCTATGGATCTTACATTGGATGATACCATTGTAGTAATCATCTCTAAGAAGAACATCGTTTACAAATTGGTACTTAGCTTCTAAATAACCAAGCTGTCCTTTCGTGCTGCACAGATATAGAATTTCTCTATGGAAATTATCTTTACCTTTTTCTTCAATCATTAGCTTAACGGCTTCAGAAGACCCGTAGTATTTCTTCCAATCGGTTTCTTTTACTACGTGCCTTCTTCGCGTTTTACCTTTGAGGGGTGGTAGTTTTGCTACACGTGTAAGTAGCTTTTTACCAACGTATTTCATGCCGTTAGATTTATCAGTAATTAAATAGACAAACCCAACCCATTCTTCAATCATCTCAGAGGTGAATTCCTCACCTTTATATAACCACATGCGCATTTCCTCATCGTTGTATTGATGAGGTATTTATGCAATTAGTAGCCGCCTGATTTAAACCATCCTTTTCCTTTTAGTGAAAAGTTGCCTCCACCCGCAATAATCTTTCTTAGGTTTTCATCTTTACATTCTGGACATGATTTAAGTGGATCAGCAGTTATCTTTTGCCTTTGTTCAAACTGGTGATCACACTTGTTACATTTGTAAGTATAAGTTGGCATAAGCCTCCGCTAATCTTCTCTTTGTCCCATTCCCCAGTCAATTACAACTGGGAAACGAGGAATTCCGTCAGGTGTTGGTGCAAAATATCGTAGTGTGCACCACGTTGGTACTTCTTTACTTTCAAACATCGCACCCATTAATTCTTGGCTGCCGCGTACACCAGCACCAAATTCTTGTCCATTTTCTGTTTGCATAACGAACCGTTTAATAGTACCAGCCCAGTTACCCTTTCCTTCTTCTACACGCAAAACATCATACTCATCAGTAAGGAATTCCTTACGTTTGATAAGACCTTTAGAACGTTTATTCTGTTGATATGTACTATCAGTTCGAACCATTTGACCTTCATAGCCATCTTCAAGGTATAGGCCATAGATATCATCTAGTACTTCTGGTGTCGCTACCTTTGTTGTTTCAACCGTCTGTACTGATCCATTAAATCCTTGGCTAACAAACCAATCACTACGTTCTGAAAACGTTCCAGGATGACTAATGACGTCATAGACATGATAATCTACTAGCAGTTTTGATTCTTCAATGTCTTCTGGAGTTGGTTTTGTTTTGCGAACAAGAGAAGTAATCTTATTAAAGTTTTCACGTAGATCGTGGTTATATAGCTCACCATCTAAAATTACATCTGGATTCTTTTCAAACAGTGCTTTTAATTCTTCACTAATGTGAGGAACACTAAGCAGCAATTTACCAGATCGAGACCATAGACCGTCTTTGCGAGCAACACAACGAATACCATCTAGTTTTGGTTGGGAGTAATACGTATTCTTTTCAAAATCATATTTGGCATCTTCGTGCTTAGAGGCAAGCATTGGTTTAATCTTATCAAACTTATCAATGTCACCAATAAGTCTAAAGTAACCGCGCTCAGCTTTCTTATTAAAGTCAGCCATCATTTCTGCAACAGCTTGATCTTCTAAAGATGTTTCGTTTGCTTTGCCGACGTTCTTTTGTTCTACAACTTTCCAGCCAGATTCTACGTGTTTGCCATCTTCAAGTCCAGCAATAGTACGCCAAAAACAACTAGCACCACTAACACCAACTTCAGCTCGCCAAACGCGAACTTTGCCTTTTGAATCTCTTTTATAGAGAGGGCTTGTACCTGCAATAATATCAATAATAGTTTCTTCAATCATAATATAATCCTATTTGTTTAACGGCGCATGTTTGCTATGTCTATTGCTTCGTTGGTTCCGCGCATGATGGGGACGAGGTTTGATTTGTGCATGGTTCCGATTCCGATGATAAGATCTCCGGTGTAGGTGGGATTGTCTTTTCTAGAGCAATTTCCAGGAATTGTGTCCGA